TCGTAAGCATCTGGGCAAGCTCCACGCTTTTCAAACAGAATAGCATCACCTTTAGAACACTGATCCGCAATGTGTGTATATATCTGCTTGTTCATCACCTTAGCCATCGCACAATCTAGTGGGATGTTTTTCTTCTGGAAGTAGGCGTGAAGCCCTAGAGTACCAATACCAATAGAACGCTCGCGCATAGCTGAATAAACGGCTCTGTGAACGTGCTGTGGAGCATTATCAATGAAGTGCTGTAGAACATTGTCTAAGAACTCCATGATAGCTGGAATGAACTCAGGGTCTTTGCTCCATAGATCGTAGTATTCTACATTCAGAGAAGACAAACAGCACACGGCTGAACGCTTAGTATCTGTAGGCAAGAAGATCTCTGTGCACAGATTAGAGCCATTAATCTTCAGCCCAAGAGCCTTCAACCATTCTGGCATAGCATCATTGGCCGTATCCAAGAACACCAGATAAGGCTCACCTGTATGCATACGGAGCTCAAGGATTTTCATCCACAAGTCACGGGCAGATACAGTCTCAGTCACCTTACCATTATTAGGGTTAATTAACGGCCAGCTATCATCAAGGTTCCGATCACGCATACACGCTTCAACAAGCTCCATGAATTTGTTGCTGATGTTAATGCCGTGATGCAGGTTCATAGTACGGAAATTTGGATCGCCTGTTGGCTTTCGCATCTCCATAAACGTAATAATATCTGGATGGTCGATGTCCAAGAAGGCGGCATAAGAACCACGGCGAGTGCGCCCCTGACGATAGGCTAGAGAGCCCGCGTCATATGTTTTAAGGTGAGGCATAACCCCTACAGATTTTTCATCTGCCCCTCGGATACCAACATGGATGCCCACACCACCACCGAGCATCGATAGCCAAGACACTTCACCATAGGTGTTTACCAAGCCCTCTGCGCTATCATCCAAATAGGATAGGAAGCACGAGATTGGTAACCCTTTATTACTACGGCCGTATGATAGAATGGGCGTAGAAAAAGATAGCCAGTGCTTACTTGCGTAGTCGTAAATCTTTTGAGCGTGTTCTGCATCCGTTGCGAATTGTTCAGCTACAAACGCAAACCGCTCTTGCGGAGACACTTCATCATCCCGCATATAACTTTCCCGAAGCCTATTAAGCCCCAAGTCATCAAATAGTTCGTCATTTTCTAGGTTTATATTTACTTTTGTCATTTCTTCCTCATCATCTTAATGTGTTATTACCCCTGAACCACGCCACTAACGCCTTGCGCCTACCCATCCATACGGGACGCGCTAGGTGCAAAAGGTGCGATGGTAATACGATTGCAGTACCTCTGGTTCTTGGGGCGTACTTCACATAAGAGCCATTCACGGCTTGCGTATGAGAATTGATTTGTAAGCGTCCGCCTAGATAATCAGATGGATCTGAAAGCTGTATAATGCAGGTTAGTTTTCTTGTTGCGACTTGCTCGTGACCAGAATCCGTATGCCAGTTATAGAACTGACCAAACCCGTATTCTAAATACTGAAGTGCTTCCATTTCACCGTTAAGATCAAAGTTTAGCCACCTATCATTTAAGTGCTCTACACGGTCTTGAATTTTATCATGTACCCATGAATTATTCGGCTCCCTGTACAGCCATGATAGCTTGCAATTTCTAGCTAATTTATCCTTCAACGATTTTTGTACGGACAACACCTGCCCCTTACTCATAGAGCTTTCACTCGCGAGCTTGCAGATGTCATCACATTCTTCTTGGCTAAATAAATCAAACCAAGTGAACTGATGTATATGTTTCATAGAGAACCCGCTTTCTTCTTACGGCGGGCTATCTCTCTCTTCAGATAAAACTCAGCCTTTTCTAAGTCTTCAAGAGGAACCTCATGTTTCTCCTCACAACGCCAAATGTATTTGACGACGTTTCCGAGATTGAAGTTCATGTGTTCAGTTACTTGAATGCACTCCACGCCCGATGGGTGTTTTGTGTAGTGCGGTGGATGGTTCACCATATCCACTTCGGCTCGCTGAGTATTTTTAGCGATATTGACCGTCTGGCCCGAGACAGAGTCTTTGACTACGGTATCGAAGGGGTATGAGTGAGCATATATTGTTTTTTGTTCCTCTTTGCTCATTAGTGTTTCCTGTGTTTTTTTGGATCGAATTTAATAACATTAAGGGCATCTTTATTTTGCTCCTTAACGCGCCTCGTTAGCTCCTCGTCAGGTTCAAATCCGATCTCAATTTCATAATCGTCTTCGTCCTCTTCTCGTGGCTCAAAGCCATCGAACCCGGGAGCGGATCTTACAATTTTACCAGCGGCAACAACGTTCTCAGTCTGCGTGTTGATGATTGCGTATATACCAGCCAGTATATCTTGTAAGAATTCTACAGTGTCTTGGGGGTACTCTTCATCGAAACTCCAGCCGCCGCTGAAGAGCATACGCCCTTCTTCATCAACTGATATTTCCATCAATATTGCGTTTGGCATGAAGTCATCGTTGTCGTTCATTTTACGCCCCTAAGCCCATTTATTATTTTTAAAGAAGGTCTGTTTTTGCGCTCTTTAATCCACTCCAGAGGAACGAGTTTATCAGCGCATTTAAAACCATACCGATCACACCACATTTGATAGGTGGTGTTTGAGCCCTTACGGATCTTGCCCTTACTGTTAGTGAAGACAAAACGCAGACAAAGCTCGGGGTATTGTTCTTTCAGAAGCAGGTGTTTGCGTCTATCTTCCAGAGTGAAGCGGCCCTTGGTTTCAATTACGATACCGTTAGGCAACAAAAAGTCTGGCGTATAGAAATGGTCGGATTGTGGAACAACGTATGGAATACGAAAACATTCGTACTCAGCTTCCACGCCCTGATTAGCTAAATCTGCCTGTACCTTCTCCTCAAGACCAGAACGGTAGCCATTAGCTATCGCCCTAGCCCGAGGGTTAAATTTATTCTTTTTCATTTTCATTATATTCCGAATACCAGTAGTACCGAGGGCTCTTAGCCTGTGAGCCTGTCTGCGGCTTATACTTTGCATCCGGCCAACAATGCCTTGTGAATGAACAGAATGTGCACGTTGTATGTAGACGTTTGTTCCCTGTGGGTTTGCCACGGAAGAACTCATTAGAAGGCTCAAAACAACGTTTGAATTCCTTATCTAAATTAACAACGTTAATGCTTTCTTCTATCCGAGCTTCTAGCTCTTCTAGCTCTTGCTTATTCGGCGTGGCTTCCACCACACTAAGCTCACCTGTACTTTTGTTAACGACAATCCATCCGCCAAGATCCGTGCCTGTGCCCTTAGAGTAGCCGAGCAATTGGGCTGTATACCCAAACGCATCATCTTTAGCTACGCCGTGCCATCCATCCTGCCACTTATTATCGTAGGCCCACGGAGAGGAAGACTTTGTGTCAAAGGTAGCTCCATCGATTTCGATGTCGTTCTCACCACTGATTACAGTACCAGCTATCTTGTATTCAGCTTGGGACTTGCCACCAGTGATATTAGCTCCAGAAACACGCAACAGGACTTCAACAATGCATTCTACGGCATCGCCAAACATCATTCTGAAAATGTGATTGTACGGCATCTTAGACTTCTCTACGCCAGCCTTCTCCATCTGGAGTTGGCAGGTAGGACGCCCAATATTGCTCATACGCAAACGAAAGGGTTCGTTCTTTCTATTTAACTGCTTACGCAATCCTTCTTTGAACATTTCACCAGCGGCTTCAATCCACTCGTCCTTACATTCAACAGGCTCGCCATTAGACAACTTGTCCATTGTCATACGCAGTTTTGCTTCAAGGGTGTTTATAGACATCTCAATAACTCCTATAGTTAGAGGGAAAAAAGAGGGGCACGAGGGCCCCCCTAAATTCTCAAGTTATTAAGCGTCTTCGAGATCTGCGGACAGATCGTCACCAACTACCTCAGACACTGCATCAATTGCATCGTCATCTAGTTGCCCTTCACGCATAGATTTCTGGTAGGATTTCTCCACCATATCGTTTTCGCGTTTAATCAAGCCAGCCATATGGGTCATGGTGTCATAGGTTGGTTGATCGATAGGAAGGGTTTTCTTCATATCTGGTTTGAAGTGCATCACATAATATGTGACAGAACCGTTTTGCAGTTCTTCTGCACTGACATCACACCAGTAATCATAGAAGTTTGAACCTTTAGGGATTGCCTTAATAAACTCATCCTCGAAAGGTGAGAAGTTCGATCCCTTGAGTAACATTATAGCAGGTTCATTCTCGACAGTCACGGAATTTCCGTCAGCATCTTTACCTTCGTATGACACTAACACACGCAACTGACGGAAACACTTAATGTCAGTAAACTTCTTCTGTTCTTCCTTCGGCATTTCACGAAGGACTTTAGAAGGTGGTTTACCACAACGCTCTCCGCCTTTCATATCACGAGCCTCACAGCGGAAGTTCGGAATGAGTAGAGTTTTGTTTGCTACCTTGTTCTCTTCTGGATCGTAATGAATCCACTGGAACAATTGCGACAGTACGCGAATCCGTACCTTCTCAGCATAAACAGGTTCATCCATACCATTAAGGTAAAACAAACCTTCTTCTACTTTGCGGCCCTGTTTATCTTTCCGCATCGAATTTACCTTCAATTGTGGAAGGTATTCTGCACTCTTCTGTGGGATATCGTTAGCTCCCAAAAGTGCGGCAAGTTTTAGCTCTTCAGCTTTATCAACGACTGCTACTTCGCCCATATTTTTCTCCATTATGTAAGATGTATAATGTACATCTGTTAGTGTCACTAGTCAACATTAACTAGTGCTTTATCCATCCAATTTTTACCAGCTTCCATCTCTATCGCTAGAGGCAGTACAGGTTTGTAATTGAACCTTTCTTTTAGCTCTTCAGACACTTCGCTCATTGCCCATTTAAGAGCCTTAGCAACCTTGTCTCGCTCACCCGGAAACACATCCACAACGATGCTGTCATGCACTGTCAGGATTAGTTTGGACTTGAGCTCAAGCCTTCTAAATTCACGCAGAGCGCGAATACACGACAAGGGAACAATATCCGCTGTCGCAAATGATTGTACGGGGTAGTTAACCACAGCCGTAGCATTGGTTATCCGTCCCCCGCGCAATCGTTTAGCGTTTGGAAAGTAGAACTCTCGTCCAGATGGAATCCGAACAAGTCCGTCTTTCAAAACACCATCCATTAAGGTCTGATGCCAACGCTTCAAACCTTCATAAATATTAAAGTATTCTTTGAAATACGCCTGAACGTGTGGGGGTTGCCCCATACCCAACCCGCCATAAAGCGGGGCGAACGTGAACGCCTTTGCCGATTGACGTTTGTCTTTGGTTATTTCTGATTCAGGAACCTGATTGATAATTGATGCAGTCTGTTTGTGGATATCCTTGCCTGTAAGAATATCTTCAATGATTTGTGCATCACGGGATAATTCCCCAGCCACTCTAAATTCTAGGCCACTGAAGTCACATTCTGCGATTTCCCCATCCTCAAATCTGGAAACAACGCAACGTCTAACGGGGAATGTCCCGC